CACCAGCATCCATACCTTGGGTGATTTGGGCGTCAAGTGTCTTCACATCACGCGCTGTTAAGCGCGTAGTGTGTCGAACACGAGGCGCCTCGAATTCAGACTGTGAAGTCTGAGATCCAAGGTCTCGGTGGGAGATGACTCCTCTGCGGGTGGTATGAGCCAAAAGCTCACGCCACCCTGTGTCAGAGGATCGCTCTCGGGACCGGACAAAGGTGGTCCGAGCCTCCATTCGATGTAAGCGGCGATTAAATCGCATGCGAACACCGTTTTTGAGGTTCAGGGCCCTTGTGTCTCTGTCATGCTCTACGAACATAACACCCGCTGGCTCCCTATTGGTATAGGGAGTTGCGCGGATGCTTTGGATCTTTTTCTCAAGAAGATCCGCTGTTGTAGGATAACCCTGCGCCCTAAATCGATTGGTTAAATCGACCCAGGACGCATAGGTTTCGGTGTCAAGTGACGACGACCACCTCCGTTTGACACGGATAGGCGTGACTTGGAAGCCGTTGTAGGCATCCATCCCACAGGACTCACGGAAGTGAGCCCCGGTACAGCACTTCGAGCGGTTGAACATTAATCCAACTGCTTCTAGTAACTGCATGCATTCCGGATAGTCTTCCCGGAACTGCACAATGTCGTCACCATAAACCCAGACACGCGAACAGGCTTGTTTCGCAGTCATGGACTTATTTGTCATCAAACAAGCACACGTAAGTGCCCAGAATGTAAGCGCCTCAACAGGAAAGCATAAAGCTGAACCCATTGGAGCAAACTTATTCATCTGGATCTTATCACCATCGGGGCCAATAGTGGCCGCAGACCTACAGCTCTCCATGCACTCGACCCAATTTTCAGGGAAGAGCGTTTGGACGAGTTGCAAGCTAACGCGGTCACTGGCGTCCTTCATATCTAGGGTCACTTTGGTACCGTCTTTCGACGATTCCATCGCGAGCCTCCGGTTCACCTCTTGGTCAGCGAAATTGACATGTCGCCGAGTTAGGGGGTGAGACTCAAGTGTTTCGACAAGGACTGTTTTTAGACCTTGCTGTATCCACTGGAGTTCCAGAGGTTCCATTGATATCAACCTAGGACCCCTCGAATCCTTCGGAACCAGTACCACTTTCGCAGTAGGTGGTTCGGTCTGGAGTTCGAGGCTCTCAAGTCCATTAGTACCTACTTCATCGCACAAGTGCGACGCGTTGAAGTAAAAATGGACACTGTAGTCGTAGCATGCGTGCAATTCTGGGTAGAACCTTTTAAAGTTCTTTTTATCCCAGGGCTGCTCGCCGGTAGCTACGGCTCCAGGGCCGTGTCTAGGAATAATCATCCTAGGGTCAGCGTTGCATAAAACTCTCGCGATGAGAGCTCTTGCAGTTTTGACAGCACGACGCTGAGACGAATCTAAAACCCAGGGCTTATCCAGCTCTAGGTCGGTTCGCTTAAACGCATCCATGGTCCTTACCACAGCGCGTTGGTCTATCGGTAGCTCCAGCTTGTAAAAGCAGAGGAGCAACTGACGTGCGTGTTTTAGAGCCAGGCAGGCTTTATCTCCCGGGGGGAGAGCCATGCCATCAGCACCGAATATACACTCTAGCAGCCACCCCATAAACTTGGGTAGGTGCGATCCCTTTCTCTTTGCAAAGAAAGGGACCTGTAGAGGAGTATCACTTGCTAAGGCCGTGTCAATGGCCTTACCAAGAGCCGCAAGGGTGATTGTCATATGTGACAGCCCTTCGGAAAGAAGCCGCTTTTCCAGAGTTTGGAAATCGCGGCGACATTCGGTCTGAATCCGAGCAGGATACGCTCTAGCTACATCAATGTAGAGAGCTCTTAACAAAGCTAAGTAATGAGATGTCTCATCTTCTTGTTGCTTCCGGCTTTTCATGTTTGCGTTTTGATTAACGTTAGCAGTCCAGCCACGTCCCCCTCTAGGGGATGCTCTACATTGTCTCTACACGAGACACAACCCAAAAGTACAGCGCCAGGATAATCACCTGGCGCCGCTCATATCAGGGATAACTACCTTGCGAGGATCTTATGCGACTCTTGGCTACTTGCCAAGCGAAGTTAGATACCAAGCTAATAGCACCGCTAATGAGTATGGCCATAACAATGACCACAAATTGGCTGCTATACCACGGATTTGGTTTCTTTTGCATCTTTTCACATGAAGTGAGAGGTTGCAACGGATTCTTACATCTCGTTGTTTAGCAGTTTTAGCAGACCAGCGTTTGAAGTGGGGTTTAAAGCCACGATAACGCGGAGGATCTGATCCATCACCATCTGGGTAGATGGGGTATCCGTTGCCCCCAAGCGAGGGACTTCAATGACCAACTGAGCTCCGGTAGTGATACCGTAGTTCGGGTCAGAGAGGCCCCAAGTGGGAGCGGCGACCACCTTATCAACACGGATTAAGTGTCGATCGATGATCACGTCAGGTGCACTCGCTTTTGTTGCTGTGTACCGCATATTCTTAACCAGGCGTGTTGAATGCCCAATTTTGAGTGTGTGCGGTGCAGTAGTAGCGACTGCGGATACGGAGCGGACTGATTGACCACCAGCAAGCGGCGAGGATTGCAAGGAGAACGTAAGTGCTCCTGCTGTCCCAACCGTCAATGCGGTGGCGGGGTTGTTTGAGAGTTCGATGTCGAACATGGTGTTTGTAGTGGTTTAGTTTTAAAAGGAGTGCCTATAGCCCTGAGTCGGTAATTGTACCGGTGTCAAGCTGAGAGGCCCGCCTACGTTTGTTCTTCTGGTTAGCAAGCACGAGAGCAGTCCCTAAGGACGCCTCGCGCAAGTTTATCCCAGAACCAGTTAGCGCATACAAGTTAGGTGTAAACCTGACGCGCTCGTATCGTGATCGATACGCTTGTTGACAGAGTACCCATTTAGAGTACCTGCCTAAGCCATAACGGCTTGGTTGACAAGCGGAATCGGCGAACTGACTAGCCTTTACCGAATGGCAAAAGTCAATCACTTCGGTCTTAATACCCAAGTTATCGACTGAGAATGAACGCAGGAACTGTCCCACATCCACTACCCAGTCAATAAGGAAACTAAGCCTTGTGGCGTTCCAGATTATGCTAAGATCAAACCTGATCCCAACCATGTCCAGAAAGCCCTTTATCTTAGTTTCAAGTTCACCCATTGCCGGCATTGTATACCGGTATATGAGTGTGGCATAATACGTTGGCTTGTCGAACCAAGTCACGCTGCGTTGGTAATAGCAGCGATCATTGGTTCCCGAAACACCACCGCACACAGACGTCATTAAGACGTCATTGAGTACGGTGACATCATTGTAGCCGTCCAGTACACGACGATACTGGCGTTTTAGTATCTTGCCCTGGTTTGATTTAAGCCAAGCGATTTTACGCTCAAACTTATTCAAACCCGAAACCAGCGATGTGATATCGCTGATCATCGGTGCCCAACCAAACATATACGACAGGTATTCCCCAGCTGCTGTTTTTACAACAGTCTGGAGTTTTTCCTTTTTAGTGCCCTTAAGATAAGGTTCACGTCGTATTGAAGGGACTGCAGACTTCTGCAGTCTCGACCTCCACTTAGCATACTCACGTCTCAGATCTTTTAATTCTAAGACGAAGTTTACTATTGAAGTTCCTTCGTTCATCGAAGGCATCATTTGCCGCAAGGCGCGTGTTGCCAACGTAGCAGCCCCAATCGACGCTAAGGTCGGTAATGCCGGTTGATCTCCAAAAGAGGAGGTCGCGTACAAATTACCAGCCCAGCGATTAGACCAGGTTAACTGCGAAGGATATCCCAGGTACAGCAGATCCACATGTGCGGAAACTTTCGTTTCCTTAGTGTGGGTCACGTCTTTGAAATAAGACGTCTCATCAGGAGTGCCATCATCAGTCATGATCGACGTGTAGGCGATTGGAATGTTCACCGTGTCACCACCTCTATAAGAGGTGGGACCCGATGGGCCACCCAACCAGTCTTCGCGCCGAGTAGACTGTCCAGGGACAGTATAGGTTCGGGTACGTTTCATGGGATTCAGACAACATCCGGTCTTGCGAC